AGCACCCTGAGCACAATGCTCTGGTCAAGCGGGTGTCTCAAATCTTCCAGAGGGCCTATGACTAATGGATGACCAAATCGTCAAAGCAACTTCGCATCATCCACCATCAAGCAACGAGGTCATAGAGGCCCATCAGGCCGTTCGCATCGAAACTGCGAACATGATGGCAACCATCTACCGTGTTGTGCCGAACAGCCGCGAACGCTCTGTTGCTCTCACTCATCTTGAAACGGCTATGATGTGGGCCAACGCAGGAATCGCGAGGAATCAAAATGGATGACCCTGAAATCAGACTGAAGTGCATCGAGCTGGCAATGTCCGGTGATGCCCGTGCGACCTTGGAACGAGCCAAGGAATTCTATGGATGGGTCAGTGAGAAGCCAGCACCGGCGACACGCAAGAAGCCTGCTTCCAAGAAAGCGCCTACCTCTGACTTGTAGTTCTTCGCTACCTTGAAGACCTTTTGACCCCGCTTCGGCGGGGTTTTCTTTTTCCGCAGAGCGTGTATAATCCCGAAATAACACCTCTGGACACTCCCCCTCCATTTGAGCGGGACCCGGTATGTGAAAGCATGCATCGGGCCCGTTTGGATACCCCGAGCAAACACCTTAATCAGTTTTGCTTGAAGGAGAGGACACAATGTCCGTACAGGTAACTACCGCCTTCGTCGAGCAGTATTCGGGTAACGTTGACCACCTCGTCCAGCAGAAAGGTTCCAAGCTGCGTGGTATGGTTCGCGAGGAATCCGTAACTGGCCGCAATGCGTTCTTCGAACAAATTGGTGCCACTGCTGCTCGCCGTCGTCCATCTCGTCACGCGGATACCCCGCGGATGGACACCCCGCACGCTCGTCGCCGTGTCTCGCTGGAAGACTTCGACTGGGCGGACCTCATCGACAACGAAGATAAGGTCCGTATGCTGATTGACCCAACGTCTGACTATGCGGAAGCGGCGTCGATGGCAATGGGTCGTGGCATGGACGAAGTTCTGATTGACGCGGCCCTTGGTACTGCATACACCGGTCAAACCGGTTCCACGTCAGTAGCAGGTCAAACGGCAATCGCAGCAGGTGCTGCTGGTCTGAACCTCACCAAGTTGCTCACCGCCAAAGAAACGATGGATGGTGATGACGTTGATGAGGAAGGTCGCATTATCGTGTGTACCGCCGACCAAATCACCGACCTGCTCAATACGACGGAAATCAAGTCTTCGGACTACAACACCGTCAAAGCACTTGCACGTGGTGAAGTTGACACGTTCCTTGGGTTCAAGTTCTGCCCTATCAACGGTACCCGCATCGACGGTACCAAGTTGGTTCCGGTAGACGGCAGCTCAGACCGTCGTTGCTTCGCCTTCCAGTCCCGCGGCTTGCTGCTCGGCATTGGTCAGGACAAGAAAGTCCGAATCAGTGAACGAGATGACAAGAACTATGCGGTTCAGGTCTTCTACTCGATGGCAATCGGTGCCACTCGGATGGAAGAGAAGCGTGTTCTTGAAATCCTCTGCACGGAGTAATCAGGAATGACCGTACTCTACTCTGAAGAAATGACCGGGCTGTACGCAGTACCGGTCGAAGTCGCTGACGGTGGTGTGGTTGATGGTAACGTTCGCGTCAAGCGCGCAACCATCACCTTGGCATCGCAGGCAACGACCGATACCATCGTCATCGCGAAGGCGAAGGCCGGTGAAGCATTCGTGCATGGCATTCTGCATGCAAGTGCGACACTTGGTTCAGCAACCATCGCGATTGGTATCGCCGGCGCTACCGGGAAGTATCGAGCTGCTGCGGTTCATACCGCGACCGTTCCGACCTTCTTCGGCGTCAATGCTGCTGTGGAAGAGCTGACGGCTGATGAGGAAATCTACATCACCATCGCTGCTGCCGCTCTACCGTCATCTGGCCGACTTGTCGTGGACATGTACTTCTCTGCGACGTAAGCCACCCCAAGAGCAGGTCCTCATCTGAGGGCCTGCTCGCTCTTTAGGAGGGATTCATGGCCACATCCGTCGTCGCTATCGTCAACAACGCTCTCATCAAAGTTGGGGCGAACTCAATTACCTCCTTGACGGAGAACTCTGAAGCCGCGCGAGCGGCTAATCTCGTTTATGCGCAGCTGCGTGACACTGTTTTGCGAGACCACCCTTGGAACTTCGCAGTCACCCGAGCAGCTTGTGCACTAGACTCGAACACTCCTGCCTTCGATTGGTCCTATCAATACTTCTTGCCTGATGGCTGCTTGCGAGTTCTGCGGCTGCAGTATGTTGACCAAGAGTACGAAGTCGAAGGCCGTCTTATTCTGACGAACGCAAGCCCTTGCAACATCAAGTACATCGCACAAGTCACTGACCCAAACCTGTTCGACGCGATGTTCATTGAAGCTCTGTCTGCTCGAATTGCCGCTGAACTTGCCGTCACACTTGCTGAGAGTTCTACTCTGGCCAAGATGATGAGTGAGGTCTACCGTGAGAAAATCATGGATGCTCGTTCGATTGACGGCATGGAGAGCGGTAATCGTCAACTTGAAGGCAGTACTTGGCTTGATAGCCGTTTGAATTACGGCGACAACGTTTTGGGTAGTATGTAATGAGAATTGCTCCCATGATGACGAACTTCACAGCGGGTGAATTTAGCCCGCTGATGGAGGGTCGTGTAGACATTGCCCGTTATGGGAACTCGTCGTCAGTCGTTGAGAATTTCATCGTCAAGAAGACCGGGCCGCTCTCGCGTCGTGGTGGCTTTTATCATGCAGCAGAAGTCAAGACGAGTGCCAAGGCAACTCGACTGATTCCATTTGAATTCTCGACGACTCAGGCCTACATCATTGAGGCGGGTGACCAGTACTTTCGCTTCTTCACGAACAACGGTCAGCTGGTCAGTGGTACTCCTGTTGAGGTCGCAACTCCATACCTCGAAGCAGAATTGTTTGAGCTCAATTGGACTCAGTCGGCTGATGTGTTATACATTGCCCACGAGAATCATGAGCCTTCGAAGCTCGAGCGAACTAGCGCAACCGTCTTCGCTCTGTCGGAAATCGAATTCAAGGATGGGCCGTACAACTCCATCAACACGACAAGCACGACTCTGTCGCCGAGTGCGATCACGGGTTCTGTTACCATAACAGCATCAGCTGTCGACGGTATCAATAGCGACACCGGCTTCCAGTCGACTGATGTTGGACGGCTCATTCGACTGGAAATCTCGTCGACGTGGTATTGGCTAATCATTACGGCCTACACAGACACCACCCATGTGACTGCAGAGGTTCAGGATGGTAAGACACTAGGTGGCACAGGAACCTATGATACGTGGCGACTAGGGAGCTTCAGCGATACCTCTGGATTCCCATCGGTTGTCACGTTCTTTGAACAACGCCTTGTATGGGCAGCAACGACCGAGCGACCTCAGTCACTGTTCTTCTCGAGAACTGCTAGCTACGAGGACCATACTCCGACTGAGCCTGATGGTACTGTGCTTGATGACAGTGGGTTTGTCTACACGATTGCAACGGACCAAGTCAACAAGATTCGATGGATGCAGGCTGGTGGTGTTTTGTCAGTCGGAACCGCGGGTGGTGAATTTATCGTATCGCAGGGGGACTCTAATAACCCTCTATCGCCCACAAACACGAGGGTTGTGCGACAAACCACGTTCGGCTCTTCGGGCGTCCGAGCAATCACTGTGGGGCCCACGGTCATATTCGTGCAACGAGCCGGACACAAGCTCAGGGAGTTCGTCTACCAGTTTGAGACAGATGCCTATCAAGCACCTGATTTGACATTGCTTGCAGACCACATGACCGAAACCGGTGTCGTGGAGATGGCATGGCAGCAAGAGCCTGATTCTGTGCTATGGGCAGTTCGCAATGACGGGCTGTTGCTTGGAATGACATACGAGCGAAGCCAAGAAGTTGTCGGCTGGCATCGTCATCCTGTCGGCGGTACTGATGCGGTCGTCGAGTCAATCGCCGTCATACCAAGTCCGGATGGAGACCGCGACGAGCTATGGGCAATCATCTCGAGAACGATTGACGGCGCGACAGTCCGTTATGTTGAGTACATGACTGAAGGTTTGCCGACGTCTGCAACTGATACGGACGACGCGACCTTCGTTGACTCTATGCTGACATATGATGGCGCAGCAACGACTTCGATTACGGGGCTTGACCACCTCGAAGGTGAGACAGTTCATGTGCTTACTGATGGAGCGGTTCATCCGCCTCAAGTAGTTGCGAGTGGAGCAATCACTCTCAATTACTTGTCAGCTACCGTGCAGGTTGGGTTGCAATACAAGAGTAAGTATCGCTCGCATCGCCCTGAAGGCGGTATGAAAGATGGTACGGCACAAGGTAAGAAAAAGAGAATCAGTAATGTGACATACCGATTGCACAAGAGCCTCGGCCTTCGTCACGGCCCATCTGAGGACAGAGCAGAACCTATACCCTTCAGGTCGTCAGCGGATTTGATGGATAGTGCTCCGGCTCTATTCACCGGTGACAAACAGGCAGAGTTGCCAAGGCAGCTGGACACAGACGGCTACATTTACTTGGAACAAGACCAGCCACTACCTTTAACAGTGGTTGCCATAATGCCTGAAATGACAACGTCGAGGATTTGATATGTGCACAGGACTTGAATTTCTAGCAGGAGCTGGTGCAGCTGGCGGTGGAGGATTGTCATTCGGCACGCTGT